TCATGCTTCATCCTCCTTGTATTGCAGCAGGAGCAGTCCCTTTACCTTGCTCCTGCCGATAGTCTCCCAGCCAGCAGCCTTGAAGCAGCAGCCAGGGTTAACGCTGCGCACCTTGTCAGCAGCGACATAGGTTATCATGCCATCTGAAGGCAACGTCCCCCAACGGTCAATTGTGGCATTCACTGCAGCGTGAATCATGTCGCTGCTCAGGTGCCGGCTCTCGTTGCGGAAGATCGTACACTCCCATGCTCTAAGTCCATCATCCCGTATACCATCCCATGACACCCATACCGCATCGCCCCAAGCTGTACGCAGGACCAGATTGCGGCCGGGGCGCGTGAACTGCGGTGAGCCTATCGTCTGCCGGCTGTAATGCCGATCTGCCAGCAACCTGCAAGACTGGTCGCCCTTATGTGTTACCATCCATGGGCCGTACTGGGGCATGTTCAGCATGAGTTGGTTCATTTTGCCTCTTTTTCAGGCAATCTGCGCTTGGATACTAAGTCGACATAATTGTCAAAGTTTTTTTCTATGATTTCATACGCCCGTTTTACTGCCTTTTTGTATCGCTCGTCAGAGTAGAGTCGCGCCCCGCAAGTAGCGTCACTGACAGACCAGTATCCGCCCGAACGATGAATGAAGAAATCGTAACCCTCTACACTGAATACCTTTTCTCCGGCAACTTCGACGATGCCGTCTTTATTCATCCTGATCCTGAACCGCTCCGGCTTCCTAAGCTTTCGAACGGGTGGGTCAGGCTTCTCTTTCCTCTGTCGGGGCTTGCGGTTTCGCTCGGGAAGCTGCTTGATATAGTCCTTGAATTTGTCGTAATCGATACCTGATAATTGCTCGAAAACTGTGCGGCATTCATCGAAAAATTTATTTTGTTCCTCCGTTAGGCTCAACTCGCTCCAGCGGTCAAACTGATCGTACCACCAAGGGCGAAACTCAGTAACATACTTCCGGTCTATAAGTCGCCCATAGATGATTCGCGCACGATTTGCATAGAATGGCGTTATGCTGCCATCCTGCAGCCCGGTTGCTACCCGGCTATAATATTTCTTTTGAAGACGCTTCTTAAATCTTCTCAAACACAACCCCTCCTTCTGGTTCCCAATTCCATAACCGCTGCTGCCCCTTGGCCGGGATCGGCTCTGGTAGCTGCTGGACGTCTGTCAGTTCCCAGGCGTATCGGCCTGGGCTGAAATCCCCGAATTCATATTCAGGAGAGTAAACCAAACGGTGACCTTCCAGTTCATAGCCATCCGTCCAGGTGTCTACAGACTTAAAGCAATTTGACAGGTTCGCTGTCGCTATAACACAACCTGTTGGCATCCTCTTTAATGCACCTGAACTAATACCAAGCCTATCGTAAATCTGCTCATACATTAGTCTTTGAACGTCATGCGGCAATGACTGCATCATATCGTGCGGATCTTTTTTACTCGCATGAATCGCAATTGGACCGCGATATTTCGTCGCCCATCCTCTCGTCTCATATTGCTTAGCCCCGACCGCTATCAGTGTAGCCCAAGGCTGGTGTATCGTTATGGCCTTCATATGACCTTACCTCCGTGCCTTGCTGGCCTTGTGGCGTTGTATGCCATCTTTTCGGCTATGGCTTGATCCAAGTCAATTCCGCAATCTTTGGAAATAAGGTAAGTGGTGTACAGGGCATCAGCTAAATGGCCGACTGGACTCCCATCATCTACTTTATTTTCAATATAAGACAGTGTTAGCTCTTGATGGATACGCATTAATTTTTCAGGAAAGGAAGCTTCTTTTAGGTCGATCTCAAACCAATCTTCTTCTAAGTGGAGTTTAAATTGGCTTACGTATTCTTCCAGCATTTCGCCCCACCCATAACGACCGGCAATATCAAATATCCTAATGCACACATCTGCCAGTTCTGATGGAATGCCGCAGGGCTTGCCCAGCACTCCGTTAAATTCTCTTTCTTCATCAATGCCTTCATAGCAAATCATATTTTCCGGATATTCGTACCAGGTTTCGATTAATGCCCTTCCTGTCTTATTCATATTCCGATAGTCCTCCAGCGCCTTGTTGCCCTCCGAATGAACAAAAGCAATCAATTCCCCATACGTCCGATCCTCGTTCCACCAGCCCTTATTTACGGCGTTCTGGTGAGCTGCTGTTACTAATGCTGCGATGTTCTTCATATTGTTTGTTCCTCCCCTTGATATTTTGGTGATGCCTGTAGTTCTGATAAAGTGAATTGCTTGTAGAACTGCTGGGACAGCATCGTATGCCTGCTCCCGTCATATCCGATGTACCGATAATGGATGTAGTCGCTGGTGTCCTCATACATGACCCATAAAGTTTCGCCAGACTCATCATCATAAAATCTCTCTATGCGCCGTTTTAGGTGGATTGTAGCGCTCAATATATCAACCCTCCTTCAAAAAAATCAGCCGACTAATAGACTTGTAATTAATCGTCATACCCGTAATTCTCTTCAACATAATCATGGTCCGCAATGATCGTCGCTCCAGTTGCGTAGAGTTGGAAGAGGAATTTATCAAAATTGTAGAAGCCATTAAGAACCTGTTTATTCGTTAGTTCTTTATTGCCAATCCTCAGAGTAGTGAGGCGCCCCATATTTTTATTTCTTTCATCGCGAGAGATGTAGAAGGAATATTCGCATTCGTATTTTTCTTTATCACTCTCCGGATCGAAATAAACGTGGATACCAAGACTGAAACTATCATCGTAATGAAAGCTAATTGATTCGCCATCCTTTTCATGATCTTCGTTTTCCTTATTCTTCATTTTTTCGATAATCTCCGAAAGCTTCCATTCCTTTTTCTCCATAGGAGAGAACATTTGTGTTAACTCCTCTTTAACGCGCTCTATGCCCTGTGTTTGGATCTGATCGTCAAGGATCTCTTGAACTGTGTTAAGAAGTAGTACGTTATAGCCGGTCAAGTTCAGTCGATCCATATCGACATTCAGGTTTGCTTTAACGTGATTTTCAAGCGAAGTTTTGAAGTCGCTGCGGTATCCACCAATTAGATCATCAACAACCGAGCTTACCGTTTTTTCCAGAGCCTTTTTAACCACTTGCTGCACATAGCCAGCTTCCGTCATTTCCACCAAAGCATTGTTCACCAATTTATTAAGATCCATTGTCATTTAAATACACTCTCCTCTATTGGGATGCCTCTATCCCTCAAAATATAGATAATTGCTCGGCTTCTTCCTCTTTCACATAGCCCATTTCAATCCAATTTACTGGAACCGCCTCACGCTTTACCCATTGTCCGGAACTGCTGCGCTCCATTACCGGCGTTCCGGCTGGGCGCCGCATATTGGTGCCCTTGGCTGCAAGCTCCGCTTTATCGGTCCATAGCCAACGGGTCATGGTGTATTTATGTGTCACGTTTAACCCTCCTGCTACGGTCGAAGTTGAATATAGTCGGCCTTTCCTGTGCCGCTGCTGGCGACTGTGCGGCAAGCTCCTCAGGCGTTAAAAAGTAAGTTTTGACTGGAGCAATCACGGACTCATTGTCCAGCTTTCGCTGCGGAACAACCGTGTGTTTTCCTGTTGCGCGCATTGATTCCCCTCCCTATATCGATAGCTGCAGTTGTCCAGCAGCCTGCTTGTAACGCTCGTATTTAAGCGATTTGCCTGCGCCTGGACAGTGCTCCGGCAGGTTGGCTTTTGTCATTACTTTTGACATTTTTGGCGAAACTGAGTTACCGCATCGATTTACTTGCTCCGCCTGCGAAACAGGCTCTCCATTATCGTAATAATTGATGATGTAATCGGGTGGAAACCCTTGAGCAGCAAACAGTTCATGCGGCTTAAGCATCCTCATACCAATATCCACTATCTGGTAATCAATGCCCTCAATTGTGATCAATCCGAAACGGTCTTTTGTGACTATCGTCTGTAATGGCTCATTCAAATCCTGACCGATGCTGGAGCCGTAATAAGCAATTAAGAACGCTCTTACCTCTCCAACATGCATACCACCCGCTGTTATCGTTGGCATTGGATCTGTGACTGATTGGCCGTCTTTGCAGGTGCCGCGCAGCTTGACCAAGTGACTGGTTACAAGGGCGTTATGATCCTTAGTTGTAACGGTTGATAACGGCTCATCCACGCTGTTTCCAGCGCCCGTGTAACCTCCCCCGTAATGCTTGATCATGCAAGCTGCCATTGCGAATTTATTCCCTCCGGCCGTCACTGTTCCGATAGGCTTGTCCAAATCCAAAACCCGACGGCCTTCGGAATCTCCGTAACCCATCTGGATCAACGTTGGGGCAATGTATAAGTGCTCTGCCTTTGTCGTAACGGTAGTCAACGGCTGATCAGCAGCATATTGCAGCCTGTCGCCTCCAAATCCGGTTTGCCCTATTCGAGCTATGAAGGGTGCTACGATCCCCCAGCCATTCTTTGCTGTGATGGTCTGCAAAGGCTCGTCCATCGGCTGACCGCGGAATTGCTCTCCTTTGTGATTGACCTTCATGACAAATGGTGCAATGAAGGGCTTTTTGCCCTCGCTAGCAGGCTTAATGATAAATTTTTCAATCCCCCGATAGATTCGGCGCATCGTATTTTCAGCCAATGGCTTCTCCCGCCCGAAAATGGATTTTACAGGGATTGACCAGTCAATACACTCTGCGGCAACCCTCCATGGCTCGCGTTCCCCAGAAGCCACCTCAGGGCTGTCTGGTGAGCCGTGTGTTGGTTGGGGCCAGACAATCGGCAGTCCATCGCATCGTGCGACCAAAAATAATCGCTTGCGGATCGTCGGTGCTCCGTAATCACATGCGCGCATCTCGCGCCATTCTACTTGGTACCCATGACGCCGCAAAGCATTGACGAAACTCTTGAAAGTTCTGCCCTTTTTCTTGGGATCTGGATACCAGTTGCCGTTCTCATCTTGGATGAGTGGTCCCCAAGTTTTAAATTCCTCGACATTTTCCAGCATTATCACACGCGGCCGGACCGTCGCCGCCCACCGCACCGCTACCCATGCAAGTCCGCGAATGCTCTTATCGACTGGCTTGCTGCCCTTAGCCTTGGAAAAATGCTTACAGTCTGGCGAAAGCCAACACAGAGCTACTGGACGACCTGCTGCAACAACTCTGGGGTCAACTTCCCAAACATCTTCGCACCAGTGCCTAGTTTCGGGATGATTCGCCTTGTGCATGGCGATTGCTGCTGGATCGTGATTGATTGCCTCGTCAACGCTTCGGCCGATAGCAATCTCTATTCCTGTGCTGGCACCGCCGCCGCCGGCAAAGTTGTCGACAAAGATTTCGTTCCGGCTGTAGCCCACATTCTGGTAAGTGAAACTGGCTAGCTTGCGATAAAACTTGCGGACGGACTTCTTCCCGGCAAACTTCTCATCTGCTCTTTTCATGGTGCCCCCTCCTCATTGCTTGCATTGCCCTCACAAGCTCATAGGCTTTTGCTAAATCGGTTGTCGGGTCCGTTGCAGTCTCGTAAAGCTCCCGTAAATCAATAGATTCCAGTGTCACGAAAATGGTTTTCCTTTCTTTTCTGGATAACCCGACCCCTGATCTGGTCAATTACTAGAATCCGCACTTCGTCCTCTTGCCTACTCAAGCGCTTAGCAATGTCGCTCACAACCCAGCCCTCTTTCCACATTTCGCGGAACGATTCGACTTCAGCAGATTTCCAGACGAAATTTAAATTTTCGCAGGCGATGACTAACTCGCCTATCGACTTCCGCTTAAAATTACTCATCAGTCCGTCTCCTCCTCAACCTTGCGAACAAGGATTTTGATTTCTTCGGTATACGGTGCTAAATAACGGCGCCGCATGTCCTCGTAATCCTCCATGGTTTCCCAAGCCCACCCCTTGCGGATCGTGGGCGCAAACTTGATGCCGTTATGATCCCGGCGCATTGTCAGCCCGAATGATCGAAATGCCCATAAATCCTTAAGAATCCTTACCGCAACCAATTTGTTAGGGACCATCTGGCATGTAAGCCGGAAGATCATCTGCCAGCGGTGGCTGTCTCTGGGGCAATCCGTCCTTGGGTCCTGCAGGTACTCGTGCAGTTCCATCAGTGTGCCACCGCCTCCGTGTTCGGAGAATCGAGTTTTCGAGCGAGCTTACGCATCTCCTCCAGTTCTTCCGCTGAAACAACGTTAGAACCGGCATTTGATTCCACGATTGGCAGATTGGGTTTGCCTGATCGTGTTCGGCCGCTTGGATTACTTTGCAGCACCATTCCCGGTTCAGGAATTGCCTTGGTGAAAAGGTGTTCCTTTTTCGTTTTACCTTGCTTTATCATTCCTTCAAGCGTCCTGATCGCATAGTTTATATGCTCCTTGCCGCTTGCTTTCTTGATTGCAGCCTCGATCACTTCGACATCAACGTCCCCGATGTAGCTAAAAATAATCTCCAGATCGTGAAGTGTGTACTTTTCGATTTTGCAGTCATTTATCAATTTGTGAAGCGAAGAACGAATATCATCATCACTTTCTTCGCGCACGTTTCTCTTAATTTCTTTTAATTTATTTTCTTTTAATTTATCTTCTTTTAACTTCTCTTCTTTTAACTTCTTTTGGGCGTGATCGTTCAATTCATTAGTTGCATTGTTGTTTTGATCGATCAGTTCAATGATTGCATCATTGCTGTGAACATTCACTGATTCTTCCGTGAATGGTGGTGGAAGCTTAGAAACTTGGGGTCTATTGATGGTTTGATGTTTTATAAAATTAGTAACTTGAATATATTTTTGGAAATCAATTTCATAGCGAATTATCAGTTTAAATCCACTCAATTGTTCAAGCCATCCTTCCACTTTCTCAATCGTAATATCCCCGTCGTAAGGGAAAATACTGGATTTTATTAGTGAAGGATGACCATTAAGCCTACCTTCGTCGTCAGATTGAGATATAAGGCCCATAAAAAGCAATCTAGCTAACGGTTCAAGCGATCCTATTTTCCCATCCTCCCAAAACTTGGGGTCAATCATTCGTTTTCTGGCCATTCTAAAAACTCCCTTCCATCCGACCGGAATTCATCTCGCTTACTAAGTAGCCACGCCCGGCCCTGCGTCGTGCTGTCTGCCCAATGATGGCAGGTGCCGCTCTGTGTTTGTGGGCCACAAAGCATGATAATGTCCGCCGATCTTACTCCCTCTTGCCCATATTTCCAGCGGCGTTGTGCGTGAGCGCCTTCCAGCGTCCATACCTGGTAGCCGCCCTTTCCACAACGTTCGCAACGCGCCCCGGATCGTTCCAGCGCTTCTGCATAAACATCGGCAGAAACTTTCCCTCGCTGTTTGGCCGTCTTCTTACTTCTTTTAAACTTTGGCTTTGGAACGGATCGTAGTTCGCCAACTGGCATGATAATCCCCCTTAAGCCGGTATTGAACGAGTTTTACCAGTAAAGCGGTGCTGAATATAAATTTGCCCCGGCTCCACTTTATAAACCAGCCAATCATTTGGATTAAGCTTGACATACCGCAGCGCTTGCTTTTGCCTTAAAGTTGGATTTTTTCCGTTTTTCATTTGCTTCCCCTTCCTGCTCCGTGCTATCATGGAGCTATAGAATCTTTTCGTCGATCCGCCTTGCAGGGCGGATTTTTTTTGCGTTAATCGCCAACAACTACGCCGGATACATCTACCGTCTGCTCAATCCATTGCTCAAATGGCATTGCAACCCTCTCCTTGCTTGTCCTTTTTAGGGGCGCCGCTGCCCTCAACAGCAGCTCCCCTAGCAACTACATATGGCAAGGGGTTACATAGCAACCACCACCTCTTATGTATTTCAAGGCATTTTGCCTTGGCGGATATCCGCGACCGCGGCGTCATCTCGACGTTGCGGTTTCGGCCGGTATCCCTCCAGCCATCGTCAGGCGGTTAACTTGCCGTTATCCTTTCGACAATTCCAAAAACCTTTCCACTTGATTGGAATTGACAACATGTCCACTATACGAGTCGTACTCCTTGCAAAAAATGAATGTCCACAGCGCCTGTGCCTTGCCGCGCCAGCCAAACAGCATCTCAACGACAACTTCCTCTTCGTCATGGTCTTCTGTCATCAAATAATTCATGATCTCTCGCACGGCGAGTTGATCTTCGATTTTTCGGCTTATGAATGTGGCGAATTCCAAATTGGTCGAAACCGCCAGTTGATTGAAATCAAACTGCATGCAACTCACCGCCGATCAGAAGCTCGTCCAATCTCAGAGACAGTTGCTTAATTTCTTCGGCATTAAAGTTAAAAAACAAAGAGCCGGTATATAAAATCTCTTCTTTGCTTTTTTTGTCGATAATTGAAACGGAAACGCAATCCACATGTCCATGATAAGAAAAAATTGCGATATACTTCGTCTTCCTTTTGACCTCCAGACACTTCGACAGCAACGACAGGCACATTGTCCGCTTATCCATGCCGACCCCCCTTGTGATCGCTATTCTTAACGATCAAGTCATGCAGGCGCTTCTGCAGCGAAGCAATTTCCGCGACATCTGCTGCCCTCTCAGCAAACAATTTGGCCAATCTTATACTCACCACTTGGCATCAGCCCTCCTACGTGCTAATATAGGAGACACAATACGTTTTAATTTGTCTTTAAGCGATTCCCGGCCTGCACGCTGGGAATTTTTTATTTCTTCCTGCATTTCATCCCTGAACCGATCAGTTTTACGGATCGACTCGTGCCACATTCCCTCGTCAATTAGGTGTGGATGCGTCAGCAGCCATTCCCTCACTTGCTGGTTCCTAGCTGCCCAAGCAGCATTTCCATTCTGATTTTTCAAAAAGATCACCCTCCCATAATTTGCAAAATGTTTTGCATAATTGATAAGCCATCCATACCGCAGATAAAGGCAACCATAACTTCTGTTGCTCCAGTTGCCTGTGTCCAGGCCGCTATAGTCGAAACATCCGGAAATCTTTTGTCATTTTCCAATCTGCTAATGGATGTTCGGGTTCGGCCTAGTTTTTCTGCTATCTCTGTTTGCGTCATGCCAGCTCGCTCTCGGCATGCTTGTAAAATTGCGCCTAACTTCATCGGTTTCAAACGCGTTCCTCCTTCCCTCGAAATAATGCAAAATGTGCCAGTTTGGCACCCGCAGGAACGCGTTGATGCTTTATTATTGAGTTATACCGTTCCCCCGACCTATCCAAAGCTGGTAGGTCATTTTTTATAGCTTGTACACCCAAGAGAGGATTACAACTCCTCTCCGCGCATTAAGATTGATTCAATGATTGGTTCCAGTGCAGCCTGAATATCTGCGTCGATGGAATCCTTTTCTTCTGGCGTTTTAGCCGCAAACGTGGTGTCAATGATCACTCCGTTGCTTAGTACATGCTGCATACGATCACCCCTATATGGATGTGTATGCGCTGCTGGCTTGGCCAAATGTAACACCTCCATTTTTTTCCTTGAATGAGAAAGTGATTTTTTGGTAACAACAGTAGACATTGACATAGTAGGTTATAAGTCCTCAGCTAACTTCTTTTCGGTTTAATTTTATTGGCGAATCGCCAATTTTTTCTTCATAAAAATCCTGCACATTACAATTCAATATTAATGCGAGTGCTGGGAGGTGCTTTGAGTTAATACTGCGCTCACCCTTTTCCCATTTGGTCAGTGTTGATGGAGAAATATCTAATAAACCAGCAACGAATCTACCAGAAATACCTTTAGATTTTCTCAGCTTCTTGATTTTTTCACCAATATGCAATGAAGACACCCCTTTCTAAATTTCCGTTTTGCCAACTTTATCGTAATTATAAATTGGCGAAACGCCAAAGTCAACATTTTTTTGGCTTATTGCCAATTTTAATTTCCGTTATGTCAATTAAAGCTATAATGAATAATGAGGTGTATGCACAATGGAGGATTTGAAGAAAGAAATTGGACAACGCTTAAAAACTGCACGATTTAGGAAAGGGATGAGACAGAACAGAGCGGCTGATGCATTAGGAATACACAACAGCACACTCGGAAAGTATGAGTCAGGGGAGAGAGAAGCTGACAACGAGACTCTGACTAAGATGGCCGATTTGTATGAAGTCAAGGTTCAGTGGATTATTACAGGACAAAAAGAAACCCCTATTAAAGAGGAATCCATAGATCCAGAAAGAGCTTTACTTATAGAAATTGTAAAAAAATTACCGGATGAAGAATTAGGCGTTTTCAGTGCTATCGCCAAAAAGTTCATTAAAGATAAGTAAATTGACACAACGTTAAGGAGAGGTGTGACCCTTGAAATTAACACCTGCGGAAATACTATTTTTAAGTTCTTGTAACCAAAGAGAAGTAAATAATAAAAAATATTCTGGATATTGGAGTTATAAATATAATCTAAATCCAGTTTCGACATTATCAAAATTGATATTGCAGGGCTGGTTAATAGAGAAAATCGACTTAGAAAGAAATTTAAATAAAAGTAAACTTGACGAATTGAAACTGGTAGCGAAAAAATACAGTTTAGTTCCAAAAGGTAATAAAAGTTCAATTATTGACGATCTACTTAAAAACGTTCCCAACGAAGATTTAAAAGGGATATTCAAGGAAAAAATCCTTGAATTATCCCTCGAAGCAAAAGAGCTTGTTCAATCCAACAAGCACATTAACTTCTTTCACAGTAATCCAGATATAGCAACTCTCGAAGAAGTTCATAACTATAAATTAATGAACTTGGAATGCAACAATTTTGAAATAGCACTGTATTTTTTAGAAAAAAAACTAAAAACCGAGTTAACAAGCAACAATTGGTCTCTTTCCTGTGGTGTTTTGTGTAAAATATCATATTTTGAACGTTTAAATAAAAATTATGAGAAATCATTAACTAATTTATTGAAAGCTATAGTCGTTACATTGAGTGGTTTAGAGAACGGTTTCAATTTGAAGTATTTAGCTATCTATTCCGACGGATATTTTCCCTATAAAAGTTCCCTTCACACAATCACCAATTTAATACCTCAACTAGTGGAACTTCAAGAAACCACGCAGATTAAAGATGATGTTTTAAAAGAGAAACTGATATTTTCGGCATCAGAAATGAATTTACCCTTTCAAATGTTTACTTTAGAAGAAATGGTAGATATCATTTATTTTGAAAAATCGAATAAAACAGCAAAACTTAATAGTCTCTACAACTTTGCTAAAAAAAGAATGACCAATTCTTATTCACTTGATAGCATTGATTTGAATTTTCCGTGAGTTTGCAGATATTCTAAGAGCAAATTCACTTCCGTCTTGTCAGCTTCAAGGATCAATTTTATTAACTTTTCACGGCTATCCATATTTTGCCCCCGATCTAAGTAGTGGTAATAACTGCGAAGGGTCATCAAAAGAATTACTTAACTTCAGCATAATGCAAACAAACGTTCTTACGCAAGGATAAAACAAAAATTAAGGAGCACGGCGATGCGGTATGAACCGGATCGTTGTCGCCTAAAAGAACTCTATATCATTACAGGTATCAGCCAGAGGCAGTTGCATATTCTGACAGGTATCCCTGAAAGTCAGTTATCGGATTACGCTAATAACCGGACGAAGATGGGGTACGCTACTGCCGTCACAATAAGCAAGGCTATGAAACTTAAAAACAACGAGATGCTGTATACCTGGATTATCGTAGACCCTTAGGCGCGGAGGTTTTACCTCCCGATCCGGTTCAACTTCAAGAAATCTTGAAGGAAATATCTGTATAACCAACTGCTGATTTTATTATAAATGCTACTATTGGATTATTCTGTCGTTTTTTGTCGTTTTATTTTGTCAGACAACAAAACTTAGGGGGGTTAAGTTTTTCTTGACTTATTCATACGGCTATGCTTCGAAACATTAACCATCGTATTATCCACAAAGGTGACATCTTTACCAAGTGGTGTTTCTTCTATTCTTTTGATTTTCTTCGCGTTTACAATCGTTGATTGGTCGATGTAGTCAAATCCAAAGTTACCAAGTGCCACTGAAATATCCTTCAGGGTCGTTATGGGTGCATACGACCCTGAAGTTGTATGATATATTGGGATATGGTCACCTTTCTTTTGGGGGCGGTCTACGGTTATATAATTAACCTTCTCCAACTCAAACACTACAAAGTCACTGTGATCCCCGTTCCTGTTTTTATATTTCACTCCGATGATTTTCATGGTGTCAATTCCCTTCGTTGCGTAATCATTCCAGATACAGTTTAATTCATTAAGGTACGAAACTCACTGCATAAAATGTGGGAAAGACTTACATAAACATCAAGAAAATCAAGGATTCTCTTTTTGAATTTTTCGGGTATAATTAATTAAAACGTCCATGGTGGGCAATGGCACTTGGAGGCATTGATTTATGACAAATTTAGATCCACGCGGAGAATACTGGAGATATATGCGTAAAAGCCGCGCTGACTTAGAAGCAGAAGAGCGCGGCGAAGGGGAAACCCTTGCCAAACATGACCGGGCGCTGATGAAGCTTGCGCGCCAGCACAATGTGTTGATCACATCCACTTTTAGAGAAATTGTGTCTGGAGAAAGCCTATTTCACCGACCAGAGATGATCAAGATGCTTGAGGGTATGGAGCAGTCGCCACCAAAAGGCATATTTGTCATGGACATGGAGCGTCTTGGTCGCGGCAACATGCAGGAACAGGGTTTAATATTAGATACCTTCCGGCGTCATAAAGTATTAATTATTACGCCGAACAAAATTTATGACTTAAACGACGAGTCGGACGAACTAATGACCGAGGTACAGGCTTTATTTGCGCGACAAGAATTAAAGGTTATCACTCGTCGTCTGCAACGTGGCAGAGTTGATAGCGTTGAAGAAGGCAACTACATTGCTACTCGGCCCCCTTATGGATACAGCGTGGTAAAAGAAGGTAAAACAAGATATTTAATTGAGCATCCCGAGCAGGCGTCAATTGTTCGTCAAGTGTTCAAATGGTACCTTGAGAATATAGGTTCAAACAAAATAGCCAACCGACTGAATGAAATGGGTGTTAAAAGTTACACCGGGAAGTCTTTTTCCTCATCTGCCGTGCTAAATATGCTAAAGAATGAAGTTTATACGGGAGTCATTCAGTGGAAAAAGAAAGAGCAAAAAAAATCAAAGACCAAGGGAAAGAAACGGGATACTCGCACAAGGGACCGCAGCGAATGGATCAGCGTCCCTGGGAAACATGAGGCGTTGGTAGATGAAGTCACATTCCGCCGTGTGCAGGAGCGCCTTAAAACCAAATATCACGTTCCTTACCAACTCGTAAATGGGATAACCAATCCGTTAGCTGGTCTTGTGAGATGCGCAAAATGTGGTGTATCAATGGTGTTAAGACCCTACGCAAATCAACCGGCGCATATTATGTGCTACAACCGTCAATGTAATAATCGCAGCGCCAGAATGGAGTTTGTAGAAAAAAAAGTTATTAATGCCCTAGAAGAATGGTTAGATGGGTATAAGCTTCAATGGAAATCAAAAAAGAAAATTACTTCATACGATGCATTTGAAAATACTTTAAGGGAGTTGGAGAAGGAACTTCACGAACTGGAGGATCAGAAGGGACGACTTTTTGATTTTTTGGAAAGAGGAATCTACACGGAGGAAGTTTTTTTCGAGCGCAGCAATAACCTGCAAACTCGCATGGAAAGCAACAGCAAGGCAATAGAACGCACCAAGTCAGAAATGGAGTTTGAGAAAAAGAAAGCAAGCGCTCAGATCAACATTATTCCCCAAGTCATTAACATCATCAAGTTATACAGGCGTGCAGATGATCCTGCACAAAAAAACACGCTGCTTAAGTCAATATTGCATCATGCTGAGTACAATAAGGAAAAAACGCAGCGTGGAGATGACTTTGATCTTAAGCTGGTGTTGAAGATTACCTAAATACGTATAACCATACAACGTAATTGAGATAACCCTTATCGATATTTTGGGAACGGAAGCAGATGATGTCGTCGATAAGGTGCAGCTCAAAATTGAAAAAAGCAAAATTTATAAAAATTTAGATATTTTGGATGATCGGGAGAAAGAAGTTATCGTTGGCCGCTTTGGCCTTGAAGCAGGCGGAGAAGAGCGTACCCAACGGGAAATTGCCAAGGAACTCAGCATATCCCGCAGTTATGTATCACGGATCGAGAAGCGGGCGCTTATGAAGCTCTATCATGAGTTCTACAAGGCAAAGCGGTAA